TGACAAGTTGAGATTTGGTCATGTCTCGAACTTGTTTGTCATTCAATGCGTCAGTTATCTCTTTTTCAGTTGATAACATACCCAAAGAGTCTAACACGAACATACAAGGTTTACGTTCGTCTTCTGGTGTCTTCAAATATATATCAACAGCCTGTAGTGCCTTCTGTCTAAACTGTTCAATTGTTACAACATTCACAACAACCAGTCTGGTTAAGTCGATCCCACGACTTGTAAGAAGAGATTTGTTAACTGCTGCCTCAGTGTCAAAGTACAGACAGTAACCGTCAGGATTACTATCCATAAAATTCTTAACCACAGCGAGACTAAAGAAAGTCTTCCCAGTAGAAGACTCACCAGCAATGGCAGTAATCTTATTCCCAGAAACACCGCCAAATATAGAACCTGAGACCAGTGAATTAAGAACGTAAGAACCCGTGTCCACATAGGTTTCTGAGTCGTCGATGTCTGAGGCAAGTTGTGTGTACTCATCACCAATCTCTTTTACAATATCTTTTAAGAAGTCCATCAGGCAAAAAATGAATCAAGGTTTACAGTTTTCTCAACATGCCATCCAATAGCATCAAGAATAGTCTTGAGTGGCTCTAGGAATGCTTTGCTGAATTGTAGGTCATAGTCAACGTATTTGTCAAGACCAATCTCACTAGGGAAATCTGAAATAAACGAGATTACATTTTCTCTAATAATGTTTGGTTTCTTGAGGTAGATAAACTTAATCTTCTCACCATTGTTGATATAAGAATACTTATTTGTCAACCCACACTCTTTAATATAATGATTATATAGAAGTGCCCCACGAACATGAATGGGAGAACCCTTACCGTAGATAGTTGAGTAACTCTTATGTTTCTTTACATCAGAAACTGAACGAGGGAATGCAATTTGTTCTGGTCGCATGTTATTAAACTTCTTTCGAGAGTCTTCGATAAAATTAATTACCTCATCTTCAGTACCGTTCATCATCAACTTAAGAGCATCTTTAATCATCTTCCTACAGGGTGCAGGTGTAGATGACTTGACTGCCTCGATACCCATAATCTTCAGTTTAGGTTCTGAATATCTAACCCCTTCACTGTCCCACACATTGAGAATGTATCTCTTCTTTGCTGTCCAAATTCCACGGTCTGCAATGTTCTCCCGTTTCATCTGCATCTTCTGGTCATATGCGTTTACATACGTCGCAAGTTCCTGGTAAGACTCCTCAATAAAAGGTTCCAACTTCTCTTCGCAGATCTTGTTAAGTATGGACACAACCTCAACCTTATTATCAGACTTACTAGAAAGAAATTTATCAACAATAGGTCCAAAGTTAATATAGATTGAGTCAGTGTCAGATGCAATGACATAATCCGTGTCTTGAGTTTGTAATAGGTTATTTAGATACCCGTTTACTTTATTCTCAATCCATCGAATAGAAGTTTGTCCTGAAAGCGTGATAGCTTCTGCGTTTGCAAGTTTAAAGAAACGGAAGTATTGATTGCCAATTGCACCATAGCAAGAGTTCAATGCAATCTTACGAGCCATCTGGAAGTTATTGAACTTGGCAATATCTTTCTCTAGTTGTTTAGTTGGTTTCTTCTCATACTCCTGTTGGGCTTGGAGCATTTTCTTCTTGTAGATCTTACGTTCTGCATACATCTTCTCCATCAACTCAGGCATGAACCCTTTGATGTCCTTACGGAACATAGCACCGTTGGCACAGACTGCATAGTCCTTATACATCTCAAAGGTCAGTTCCTTATTCAGGATTTTGTCACAGGTGACAGATGGATGTTTCTCTTCTATCAGTGTCTCTGGTGAGATGTTGTACTGCATCATCAGGTGAGGGTACAGGGAGTTAAGGTCAAACGACACCACCCAGTCATAGACACCAGGAATAGGTTGTTTTACATATGCACCTTCGTACCTCTTCTCCTTCTCACTCCTATCTCTAGGAGGTACAACAATATCCCTCTTCTTGAGATAGTTATAGATGATGGTATCCCACATACGAACTTGGAACATCACATCAACATAGTTCACCTTGGCATCATATGCCATAGTCAATGCCAACTCAATCAGTTTCATCTTGTCTTCCATACGGTCAACAAGTTCCACGTCAACGATGTTATAGTCTACAAACTTCTTCCAGTTACCACGATAGAAATCTTTGAAGGTATCAAACTCGGAGTGGTCCAGTTTCTTCTGGCCAAGTTCTACCTCTGCAATGTAGTCAAGTCGATATGATTCCTGAGCCTTATAAGTAAATTTCTTATAAAGTTCGAGGTAATCTAGGGTAGTAACTCCGGCAATATCAAAAGTATTGAACTCTCTACCTTTAATAAAGACAGATTCTTGACTTACAATACCCCAAGGAGAGAGAAGTTTTAACTTCTTGAGTCCCATTATGCGATCGATTCTTCCACATAGATATGGAATATCATACAGTTTTACATTCCACCCAGTTACAATCTCTGGAGGATTTCTATTCCACCAAGCGATAAATGAGTTGAGCATGTCAATCTCATTTTCGTAATGATAATAAGTTACATTACTCTGGGATGGTGTGTATGCCTTTCTACCCCAGGTTGTAATCTTTTTAGTTGTGTAATCCTGAACAGAGATGGTCAACATCTCTTCAGAACATGAGTCTGGGTCAGGGAATCCATTCTCTGCCTGAACCTCAATATCAATCGTTATGAGATTGATCTTTGTAATGTCAAACTTGATCTCATCTTCAGGATACTTTTCTGAGATGTATTGGAATGCGTAACGGTCATTGCCATAAATCTTGAAATTATCTACACCATCATACTTCTTGTAGAACTCTCTACAGTCACGAATAGAACCCGGAATAATGGGTTCTAGATTATCTCCCTCTAGTGTTTTATACTTTGACTCTCGGTTAGAGTTGACAAAGAGAGTTGGTTGGAACTCATCTTTGAACATGACACTCTTACCATTTTCATAACCACGGACGAGAACATTGTTTCCAACCAATTGAATGTTCGTGTAAAACTTCATTCCTTCACCAGGCTCTCGTACTTGTTCCTCAGTTTACTATTGGGTTCCGTAATCGTCAAGATTTTGTCCGAGTGAATCATAAAGGTATTTTCATTTGTGATGTTGATTAACCAAGGTTGTAATGTCAGGGTCAAGTCGTCACTTAAAATAAATGGTTCCGTCATTTTGCAGTCAGGTTCACCAAGTTCACAGGTTACTTCTTCAATCTGTGCTAACAGAATTTGTTGATTCATTAGAACTAGCACTTTCAGATTCTCTAGCTTCATACTGGTCTACTCCGTCTTGATACATTGTTTTTAATTGATTCACTGGTTCGGTAATAGTAATTACCCAGTCGGATACGAGAGGAACTACTTTATCGGAACTCAATGGAATCCATGGTTGAAGTTGAATTTTGGATGGCACTTTATTATTTCCATCCGATTGACTCATATCAGCAACAAGTTTTGCTCTACAAGGATACTTGAGATAGTAACCAACTACCTTTTCATCCACAATCATTTCCTGAACATCTGCGACAATATCTTCCCCAGATTTCAGAAGTAAAAGTTTTACGGTCATTTTTTTTATAATTTCCTAGTTTAATTATACCAATAAAAAAGCGGGGTGTCAACTGGATTTTGCCAGTTACCCCGCTGTCTATGCGACGACGATACTCTACTATTTAGAGATACTCTTTACGCTGATGATGTTCTGGAATAACCTTTGTGAGGGTCACTGATAGAAGTCCGTCTTCAAATACGACGTTGGAGACTTCTGTGTCTTCAGCGAGGGTCCAGGATCGCTCAAAGTTTCTTCGAGCCAAACCCTTGTGGATAAACGTCCCTGTCTCGTCAGATGCCTCTTTTTCCCCCCTGATAAAAAGTTTTCCATACTCGGTGTAAGCATTTACTTCTTCCTTTTTGAATCCTGCTAGTGCGATTTCTAAACGCGTTTCTGTACTATTTACCTGAACTACGTTATATGGAGGATAATTTTGAGTAGATGCGTTGAAAATTCTGGTAAGATAATCATCCATACCAATAGAATTTCTGGTAATTTGATGCATTAGCTGATCCAAATCGGCAGCATTATACTTCGTTAGATTGGTCATTTTAAGCTCCTTATTAAAGCGAGTTTGTGTTGTGTGGACCCTTACGGCGTCCTGTACTAATTATAACAGTTTACATAAAAAAGAGGGTGTGGAAACCCTCTTGGTATTGTTCGGTTTTCTGGGGTCAAAATCAGGATCGTAATCGTCTTCTCTTGGATCTATACGGGAATCCCACCAAAAGTATTGGCATTGATCCAATCGTAAATGAATTAACGGTCTACTGAGTTTCATTAACCCTCCTCTTCTGTTTTACCTCTCTTACCAATATTATATTTTTGCTCCAATGTCCAGTCTTGCTTATCCTTATAGGATAAAACTTTAATCTGGTTCAATGGTGCAATATCAATGATTGAATCTTCTTTGACTATCGTAATGAGTCCCCAGTCAGCAAGAAGCTTAGTAATACGATTCCTACGCTGAACATCATTAATAGTAAGATTTGCGTACTTACCATCAAGAGCAAACAACTCTTTGAAATGTACGATGAAATACTTACCCTGTTTATGAAGGATATGACAAGATTGATATAGTCTCTTTTCCTTACGAGAAGCAACACCAATACGAGTCAGGGTTTCTCTAACTTTAAGAAAATCATCGGGCTCATTCAATCGGATCTCAATCATTTGTTCTTGAGACCAATCTACCTGAGGTTCAGCAGTTTGATTCATTTTGTTCCACCAGTGTCAAGTCGTTGTTTGATAAATTCAATTTGGTCATTAGATAAGATTTTCAGAACTTGAGATGCTTTCTCATTACTATAACCATAGTATTGTTTGACATACTCTATGTCTGATACTTTCTCCTTACGTAGCCAAGGAGAGAATCTCTTCTTCTTTCTCAATATATTTAGATAAAAATTATATTGCATATCTTTATCTAGGAAATGATACTTATTCATTTCATTAGCAAACAACACACAGTCCAAGTGACCAGACAAACACTTGTTAATGATAAACGGTGGGTACTCTTTGATGAGAGTGGAGTCTTCTTCAATAAGATTTTCCTTATTAAAGTTAATCGAGTTTAACCAATCCTTCAATTCAGTAGTCATATATCAGAGAATCAATTTTGAACTTGGGGTTTTGATAGGTGAGAACATCTCCTCATATTTTTCAACTAGTTCGTCATTTACATTAGCAACGTAGACAATCCACTTCTTACTAATTTCTAGTTCCTTCTCTGTTCGTTTTAGAAGAGGAGCATAAGGAGCAAAACCAAGTTGTCCATCACCTTGATTAAATGCAACGATTGCATTCATGACAATAAGACTTTCATCTTTATCTTCAAGGACTTCTGCAACTACATCTTCACCAGAAGACATACGAAATACTTTAACGTTCATAATTTTGTTCAATAATTGTGTTGTGATAATACAAGTTGATTGCCATACCACCCATAACCAACCAATAGGTGGTGATAAGAGCCATACCAACTTTAGTTGGAATGCCTGTCATTTGAACTCACATTCAACCATTATCTCTGTGAGACAAGCCAACATATTTATCTCTTGGTCCGCGACAAATCCACTTTGAAACTGATACTTAGCAATAATGAGGACAGCAGCAGCAATCCCAGAACCTTCCAAGTGTGTGTATACAGCATCGTAAATACTACGAATAAGTACACTAGGATCATTGTCCAGATTATCAACGACCCACTTTCTAACTTTAGAGAAGTCTTTAGTTTTGAGACTCTGGAATAAATTATCGGTTTTGACATTACTGAACGCTGCAAGAATACCTGTATCAATTTTACCACTGACGGAGTATCTTTGTAGTTCATTAAGAACTCGTCTCCAGTCAGGGAAGTGTTTCTGAATCAGTTCGACAAGTACTTTTGGATCATATTCCACACTCTCCTTCTCAAGTATAGTCCTGAGACGGTTGAAAAACTTGGCTGCAAGTTCTTGTCTTTCCTTTCCCTTAATGGCAAAGTCAATGACTGCACATCGGGAGTGGAGGGGGGCAATAATCTTATTTTTATAGTTGCAGGTGAAGATGAATCTACAATTGCCAATGAACTCCTCAGTAAACGCCCGTAGGCAGAGTTGTACATCTGGGGTTGTGTTGTCAGCTTCGTCAATGATAATGATTTTGTGTTTAGCACTTGACGAAAGCGAAACGGTCGAAGCAAAATTCTTCGCATTGTTTCTGACAGTATCAAGGAATCGTCCCTCATCGGATCCATTGATGACATAATAATCTACTCCTAATTCATAACAAAGGGCTTTGGCCACTGTGGTTTTACCACATCCAGGTGGACCAGACAAAAGTAGATTGGGGACTTCACCCTTCTCTACAAATTGTTTGAATGTATTCTTGATCCCATCAGGAAGAATACAATCTTCAATAGTCTCGGGTCGATAAGACTCAACCCAGACAAATTCACTACGACTCATCAACTAACCTCAAAATAAAAGAATCACCATTATCAATAAATTCTAACATATCTCCTTCTTTCCATCCAGTTTCTTGGAGGATTTCATCGGTGAATGTTAGAACACCATCGTCATCTATAGTCAGCGTGGTTATCATATCCAATCAGGTTTACGATGCGGAAGTCTCAGATAGTTATCTTTGACCCATGGTTTAGATGAAATATACATCTTATAAGCATCAAATGTTGAGATACTATCATCAAACTTAAACTCCTCGGGCATTGCACGAACGAAAGGAGTTGTTTCTTTACCAGATCTACCAGTAGGATCTCCTGTTGGTAGGATTTCCTTTGCAACATTCAAGGTATTGAAACATGTGTGTACTTTACCATACCTCTGGGTGTACTCCTCACAAAGGGCAAGACCGTGGTGTAGGAGCCACTGCCAGTTCATCACGAACTCATTAGCCCATATGGTACAGGGGTGGTTACGGAAGGCACCTTTCTCTGTGCTGTATGGGTTTCCATCGGCCTTGGGTAAGGTACCGAACCCATGACCCCATTTGTCTGAACAGACGATAGAGAGCATCTGACAGGTCTCTAGAGGCATCTTGACAATGTGCTTGTCAGGTAGAACCCTGGCACTCTCCCAGGGATCTGAAGAAGTAACAAAGATATTCATTGATCACCCGAAGGTTGAATCAGGTTCAAGTGCAATATAGTACTGGACATCATAATTTTGATTACTGAAGCGAGACAACAGTTTAGAAGATACAACTACATTATAGTTGCCTGGAATGATTTTTAGGTTCTCTTCTTTGAAGTTGAATACAAACTCATCCTCTGTCTC